GGACGGTACCGCATACACCATTTCGGTGACGATACAGGCCGATGATGCGGGATCAAGCAGGTATGAATTGGAGGCAAAAATAGGAGTAGTTGAAATAGCACCGTAATTGCTATCGACAGCAGGGGCCAGAAGCTCGAAGCCCGGGCGGAATTGAAGGTGGTGTAAATGTTGGACGATTTCAGAAACGCGATCGCAGGCCACATAAAAGGGTTGCTCCCCCATCTGCGGGAGTGCCGACCGCATGCCGGCCGGTTTGACCTGGCGGAGTTAAAGCGCTTGGCGGCTCGGACCCCGGCGGTCTACATCGCCATCCTCGGTGTGCCGCAATCCGAAAATCCCGGAAGCGGGGAATTGGATCTGGAACTGGCCATGGCCGCACATATCGTGACGGCCGATACGCGGGGGCTTGCCCGGGATGTTTCGGCGCTTAACCTGGCCCAGACCCTGATTTCGAGAATATACGGCAACCGGTGGGGCGTGAAATGGGCTTTCCCGGCGCAAAAGGTCAAAGGGCAAAACCTGTATTCCGGCAATATCGACCGGGTGGGCGTGGCCATGTGGGGTGTTTCCTGGCGGCAGAAAGTGCGCCTGGGAGAAAGTTCCTGGGCGGATGAAGGCTCGGTTCCGGCCGAATTATACGCAAGCTTCGATCCGGCCATCGGTGCCGATCACGAAGCCGATTACACCAAAGTCCATCCGGAGGAGTGATGACCGAATCGATCGAATACCGGGTCACGGAACTCGAACGGCGCCTGGCCAACCTGATGCGGATCGGCACGGTCGACCAGCTCGACGAAGCCGCCGCCCGGGTCCGGGTAAAATCCGGGGATCTGCTCACCGGGTGGCTTCCCTGGCTTACCCGGCGGGCCGGCGAGGACCGGGACTGGTGGGCACCGGAGCCGGGAGAGCAGGTATTGATTCTTTCCCCGGACGGAGATCCGGCCCAGGGGATCGTGCTGCCGGCAATATACAGGGACGCTTACCCGGCTCCGGCTGATTCGAAAAACCGGCGCCGGATCGAATTCAAGGACGGCGGTTATGCGGAGTACAACCGGGAAACTGGAGTGCTGACCGTTTCGGCCGAGGGCAAGGCTACCGTGATCGGCAAAGGGACGGTGGAGATCATCGGCGCTGCCGGTGGCCAGGTCAAGGGAATCGTTCAAGGAGATTGTCTGTGTGCCTTTACCGGGCAGCCGCACCCGATGATTTCGGCCACGGTTAAAGGGAGCGTTTAAATGGCCTTAAACGCGGCATCAATGGCCAACCGGATCAAGGCCTACATGGCTGCCGTTGGATCTGTTCAGGGCGCGGAAGCGGTAGCCACTCAGGCATATCGGGAGCAGCAGCTTGTGGCCATGTGCCAGGGCATCATCGACGAAATTACCGAAAACGCAGAAGTCATTACCACGTCCGGGGCTCCGGACGGGGAACACACGGGAATCATCGAGTAGGGGCGACCGGCGGTCGCCCGGGCAGAAAACAATTAAGGGGGATCTTTAATGAACGATTACATCGTGAAAAAGGCGGTGCCGATCGGCGGGCGGAAACGGAAACCGGGCGAAACGGTGACCTTGTCCGATCGCCAGGCGCTTTACCTGGTGACCGCCGGCAAAGTTGAAAAGGCGCCGAAGCAGCCGACCCAAAAATCGGCCAAAAAGGCGAGTGAAAAATCCGTAAACAAGGAGGCAACCGATGCCTGAGCAGTTTTTACACGGCGTGGAAATCGTGGAGGCAAGCGACGGGGTCCGAAGTATCCAGACGGTGCGCAGTTCCGTTATCGGCCTGGTGGGAACGGCGCCCAAGGGTCCGGTCAATACCCCGGTGCTGATCCTGGGCTCCCGCACCGATGCGGTAAAACAGTTCGGTAAGGGGGTGGGGTCGATACCGGATGCCCTGGACGCTATCTTTGACCAGATCGGCGCTATGGTGGTGGTCATCAACGTGCTCGACCCGGCAACCCACAAGGAAGCGGTGGAAGCCGCGGAATACACCTTTTCCGCCAATGATCAGATCATGCTGCCGGACGGGTACGTTTCCGGTGTGGTGGTCAAGGATCAGACCGGGGCGGTGACCTATGTGGAAAACACGGATTATGCGATCGCCAATGCGGACACCGACGCCCCGGTGATCACCCGGCTGGCTGGCGGCAGCATCGCTGAGGCCGCAGTTGTTCAGGTCAATTATGACAAGCCGGACCCGACGGCCGTGGCAGCCGGCGATGTGGTTGGCGGTGTCGACGGGGTCACCGGTGCCTATGAAGGTGTCCATGCCCTGCTGTCCGCCGAAGGCGTAGTGCACGTAAAACCGAAGATCCTGTGCGCACCCGGATATACCGGGGACCGGCCGGAAGATCTGGCCAACCCGGTGGTATCCGAGCTCCTTTCAATTGCCGATCGGCTCCGGGCGGTGATTATCGCCGACGGGCCGAACACGACCGATGCGGATGCGATTACCTACCGGGGCGATTGGGGATCGCGGCGGGTCTACGTGGTCGATCCCCAGGTCAAGGTATACGACACCGATACGGCAGGCTATATCGATATGCCGGCATCGGCCCGGGTGGCCGGGATTATCGCCCGCACCGATGCGGAACTCGGGTTCTGGTGGAGTCCGTCCAATAAGCTGATGTACGGCATCGGCGGCACTTCCCGGCCGGTGGACTTTTCCCTGGGAGATCCCAACAGCCGGGCGAACTTTCTTAACGAGAACGAGGTGGCCACCATCATCAACCAGGACGGTTACCGGCTCTGGGGGAACCGGACCTGCTCCGATGATGCGAAGTGGGCGTTTCTCTCCGTGGTGCGCACGGCCGACATGATGCACGAAAGCCTCCAGGCCGCCCACCTCTGGGCCGTGGATCGCAACATCACCAAGACTTACCTGGAGGATGTCACCGAAGGGGTCAATGCCTACCTTCGACACCTGACCACCATCGGGGCGATTCTTGGCGGCAGCTGCTGGGCTGATCCGGAGCTGAACGCGGCCGATCAGATCGCGGCGGGCAAGGTCTATTTCGACTTTGACTTTACCCCGCCGTCTCCGGCCGAACACGTCACGTTCCGCTCCCATCTCGTTAACGATTACATCGAGGAGATCTTCTGATGTTGGATGACATCCTGAAAAATTTTGCCGTCTTTGTTGACGGTCGCGGCTATGCCGGCAACGCCGAAGAGGTGACCCCGCCGAAGCTGACTGAGAAAACCGAGGAGATGCGCCTCGGCGGAATGGACGCTCCCTTGGAAGTCGGCCTGGGGATGGAAAAGCTGGAATGCAGCTTTTCCCTGACCAAGTATGACAAGGCGATCCTGAAGCGCTTCGGCCTGTCCCCCGGAAACGTCACCCCGTTGACCCTGCGTGGATCGCTGGAGTCCGAGGACGGCACGAAAACACCGGTGGTCCTCAACATGCGGGGCAAGGTGAAGGAAATCGACGAAGGGACCTGGAAGGCCGGCGAAAAGGCGACACTCAAAATCACCATGCCGCTTTCCTACTACAAACGAACCCACGGCGGCGAGGTGGCCCACGAGATCGATGTGATCAACATGATCCGGATCATCGGCGGCGTGGATCAGCTCAAGGAAATGCGATCCCACCTGGGACTGTAGGGGCGGACCTGCGTGTCCGCCCGGTCTCAACGATCACCCTCAATTAGTGAATTCAAGGAGTAAACACCAATGGCACCTGCAACAACTGCAATCCCTCTGGAACACCCCGTGGAAATCGAAGGGGCGAAGGTGAACGAACTCAAGATGCGGCGCCCCAAGGTCCGGGACATGATCGATGCCGAAAAAAGCGGCGGAGGCAACGCGGAAATCGAGGTCCGGCTCTTTGCCAACCTGTGCGAGGTGACGCCGAGCACCATAGAGGAACTCGACATGGCCGACTACCAGGCGGTCCAGGGGGTCTACACCGGTTTTTTGTCGCGGACGCGAAAACCTGCCGGAAAGCCGTCGTAACCGTGGCCCACCTGACCGGCGGCGGTATCATGCCGCTGCTGGAGATGGATGTTGAAGACCTGTTCGATTGGCTGGACACCTGCAAGCACGTTTTTCCAAAAAGATAGCCCCTCTTTGGCAAGGGGTGGGGATTTAAAGAATGCCCGGTAATTACAAGGTCGGAGTTGTCATCGGTGCCACACTCGCATCCGGATACAAGCGGGCGGTGGGCAGCGCCAGGTCCGAACTCGATACCCTGGGGAAATCGATCAAGGACCTTTCTTCCCAGCGGGGATTGATCGAGCAGTTCGAGAAGGACCGAGCCGTCCTGGAAAAGGCCCGGATCGATTTCGCTGCCGCACAGAAAGAGGTCATGGGCCTCAAGCTGGCCCTGCGAAAGGGGACCGGGGATGCGACGGCAAAAGACCTGGAGAAGGCGCAGGCCAAAGCACAGCGTCTCAATACCACACTGGAGAAAACCCGGGAACGGGTGACCCGCACTGAACGGGCCATGGAAAGCGCCGGCATCGAGGTCGGCGATTATGCCAACCATTACACACGGCTCGGTCGCACCCTGGATGAAACCCGGGCGAAATATGACAAACTTGAATCCCGCATGGCCAAGAAATCGGCAGCCGGCCAACGGCTGTCAGACATGCGGGGCCAGATGCTTGGGCTGGCAGGTGCGGCTTACCTGGGGGGGCGGCTGGTCGGCAATGCTGCGGATTTCGGTTACGAGAAAGCTTTTCTGGCCACGGTGATAAATGCCGAGGATACAGAAAAAGCAGTGGACGAAGCCGGGCGGTACGCGCTGGATTACGCTCGCAAAAACCTGTCCACCGAAACAGAGATGCTCGACATCAATTACGCCCTCAATTCCGCCGGGCTCGACGCCTCAGCCGCCCAGATCGGCTCCGATATCGTGGCCAAGGTTAAGACCGTCACCCGGGGCAGCGCCAGCCAGGTCGGGGAAGTGGTGGCCACGGTATTCAACAATCTTGGCGAATCGCTGGAAGGTAGTACCGAAGAACGGTTGACCCGGATCGGTGAATTGCTGACCCGGACTCAGTTCAAGTTCCAGATCCGGGATTTTGGCCAGCTCGGCGAATCGATGAAGTATGCCTCCCCGGTTTTGAAGCAGTTTAACATCGACCTGACGCAGGGGGTTTCTTTAATCGGGGCGCTAAACTCCGCCGGTCTTCAGGGGAGCCAGGCCGGAACCGCCCTCTCGGCCACAATGCGCAACATGTCAAAAGCCTCCCGGGAGTTTGGGTTTGAGCTGGCCAGAAACGCCGAAGGAGGCATCGATGTCATAAAGACTTTAAAAAACCTCGATTCGGCCGTCGGGGGGCTTGGGAGCCTGGACCAGGATACCAGCGATCAGCTGCAACAGATTTTCGGCGAAGAAGGCATTCGGATGGTCACCCTCCTGGGGTCCGAGCTGGAAAAGCTCGATGCGGCACAACAGGATGTGGCCGACAGCTCAAAAGGGATCATCGGGAAGAGTTATCAGCGGTTTTTGAACACCAGCCGGGGTCAGCTGACCCTGTTTACCAACAACATCCGCATCCTGGGCACCATGCTCGCCACCACCCTGCTGCCGGCAGTCAATGCGGTGTTGCGGCCGGTGACCGGGCTGATGGGATTGATCGGGGTCATGATCGAGCGGATGCCCTGGTTAACGGTGGCTTTAGGGGGCGCCGTCGGTGCGCTTCTAGCGGTAAAGGCGGCGATGATCATCGGTACGGCAGCGGTATGGGCATTTAATGCCGCCCTGCTGGCGAATCCGATCGTGTGGGTAGTGGCGGGGATCGGTGCTGCAGTCGCCCTGATTGTTTACTATTGGGAGCCGATTGTCGGCTTTTTTACGGACATATGGGAAAACATTAAAACTATATTTCAGTCCGGGACTAATTTTTTAACGGCGGTTTGGCAATACAGCCCGATCGGGATGTTGTTCCAGGCCGGGAAAAATCTCGCCGGTTTTGTCGGGAAATTCACCGGGTCAAAGGATGAGCCGGAACCTGCACCAAAGAAAAAACGATCCCTCGGCCGCACTGTGGCAACCGCCGCCCTGGGGGCCTCTCTTGTGGCCGCACCGGCTGCGGCGGCAAATTCGGATATGGCGGCCCGGGTGGATGCATTGCAGCCGGCGGTGGCCGCCAGTACAAATTCGAGCTCGACGAAAATAGACGCCCCGATCACCATAAATGCCGCTCCGGGCATGAGCCCCGAGGAAATCGGGGTTCAGGTGAACCGGGCGCTCGATGAGCGCGAATCCCAGGCCCGGGCGCGGCAACGGGGGGCGCTCCATGACTGAGATCCTGATGGCGCTGGGGCCGTTTCGTTTTTCCATGGACACCGCACCCTATGACCGGCTCCGGAGATCGGTTCAGTACCGGTGGCCGCGTCAGGAGCGGGCAGGCCGGCGGCCGGCGGCACAGTTTACCGGTATCGGCGATGAAACTGTGGAGCTTTCCGGTTTGATTTATCCCGGATATGCGGGAGGGCTTTCGCAGATGGACACGTTGCGGGAGTGCGCCGGCAAGGGGCAGCCCTATATTTTGTCAGACGGCCGGGGAAACATCTGGGGAAAATTTGCCATCGAATCCGTCGATGAAACGCAAACCCTTTTCTTTCCGGATGGCACCCCTCGGAAAATCGAGTTTGCATTGAAACTGCTCCACTACGGAGAAGATAGCTGATGTCCGCAACCTATCGATGCCGGCAGGGCGATATGCTCGACTGGATCTGCTGGAAGCACTACGGCCGCACACGGGATGCAGTGGAAGCGGTTCTGGAGGCAAACGCGGGTTTGGCAGATTACGGCCCGGTGCTTCCGGCTGGACTTGAGATCACCCTGCCGGATCTGTCGCTGGCTGAAGATACCGATGTTGTTCGCTTATGGAGCTGATCTATGACGCCTGACTTTAAAATCCTGGCCGATTCCGAAGATGTGACCGCAGTCATTCGGGACCGGTTCGAATCGATCCGGATCACCGATGAGGCGGGCGACAGCAGTGATGCGGTGGAGATCCATTTGGACGATCGGGCGCCCCATATTGCGCTTCCAAGGACCGGCGCGATTCTGGATGTCTCGATCGGCTACCGTGAAACCGGCATTGCCCGAATGGGAACGTATACGGTCGATGAGCCCGCCCTGGAAGGCCCGCCGGACGTCCTGTCAATACGCGCCCGGGCTGCAGATCTCCGTCAAGGTATGAAAAGCCCGAAGAGCCGATCCTTCGACAATATATCCATTGAGGATCTTGTGGCCACTATCGCCGTCGAGCACGGATTCAAATTTCATGTGGCCGCATCCCTGGCTGGAATCATACTTGCCCATCTGGATCAAACAGACGAATCGGACCTGCACCTGCTTAAACGGCTGGCCGTTGACCATGGCGCGGTGTCCAAACCGGCCGGGGGCATCCTGTTGTTCGTGCCCAAAGGCGAAGCCAAAAGTGCCACCGGCAAGGCCCTGCCGGCAATCACTTTGACTCGGCAGGATCTCACCCGGTGGCGGGCAACGATCGCCGAACGGGGAAAATACGGGGCCGTGATCGCCCACTGGCACGATACGGCAGCCGGTGTGCAGGTGCCGGTGAAAGTGGGCGGCGGAGAGCCGGTCTATACGATCCGGAGAAGTTATCCGGATGCGGCGGCGGCGAAAAATGCGGCGGCGGCAAAATTACAGGCATTCGAACGGGGCCAGGCGACTTTGACCATTGATTGCCCGGGGGATAACCGCATGGC